TCTGGATGAGTTTTCTCCCGAGGAACCTATTGATTTAGTTGTATCTATTGACAATCCATTCCCTACGGATGAATTTAAGACCACTGAGGAACGATTACAGCATTATGGGTTCACTGATAAGAGAATCCACATAAAGCATTTTCCGTCAAGAGAGGATTACGTTAACTACCTGAAAGCAGGGCATGTATATTTAAGTTGCTCCAGGTCAGAAGGATGGGGATTACCCCTTATAGAGGCCATAGCATCAGGTATACCAACAATATCATCTAATTATGGTGCGCAATTAGATTTCTGTAATGATGTCTCTTACTTGGTCGACATAAAAGAAATGAAGCCAGCAGAGCAAATATTCATGGCAGATGATGCAGTAGGTGATTTCGCTGAACCAGATTTTGACCACCTCAGGAAAGTAATGCGCCAAGTATATGAAAACTATGATGAATGTAAGAAGAAAGCAGTAGAAATGGCACCTGTTATTGCTGGTAAATTCACCTGGGAAAATGCTGTAAGTAAAGCAATGGAATGCCTGAAAGAATTCAACCATGTGGAGCAGTTAAAACTTAATGTAGGCTGCGGTGATGATACACGAAAAGGCTACGTGAATGTAGACAAATATCACGAAAAAGCGGATGTGAAGGCTGATTGTATGGATTTGCCCTATGACGATGGTGAAGTCGATGAAGTATTTAGCTCACACATGCTTGAGTACCTGAGTAAAAATGACGTGGAACCAACACTGAGAGAGTGGAAGCGTGTATTAAAACCAGAAGGCAGACTTGACCTAATGGTCCCAAATCTTGAATATTGTATAAAAAACTTCTTAAATTCCTCAGAAGCGGATAAGTGGGGGTTTCCATTAGACACCATATTCGGATTACAGGATAATGATGGAGAATATCATAAGACAGGATTCTCAAATAATAGATTAAATAAATTACTTACCAATGCTGGATTCTCGAACATTAAGATAACAGATGTATGGTCACATAGCCAGTATTGTTTACAAGCATACGCAAGTGGTAAAGATGTTGAATTTAATGATGATATTTTCATAGTAGATGTGTGGGCAGATATTCCAGAAAAGGTAAAACTATTAGAGGATAAAATAACTGAAATAAAAGCACTTGGTAAACCTATTTGTCTGGTGTCCCATAGAGGTGATATACCAGCACATGTTATTGAATCCGTTGACTATTTTGTGTATGATTCTAATAATATACTGAGTGATGGCTGGAATATCAATGTATGGTATCTAAATCAAAAGTTTGTTAAGGTCATCACGCATTATGATAATAAGTACCATGGTGCCTCCTGCTATTCATCACTATACAATGCTGTAAAAGCCATTGCAGGTAAGTATAAATATGCTCATTTTATTGAATATGATGTTGGATTTAAATCTAATTCTCTTGATGAACATCTGGATAACGTTAATCAAACAAGACTTAATAATAAGAAATTAGCTGCCTTTGCGTATAAAGATGATGGTAGAAGTATTCATACCTGTGTATTCTCATTTGATGTTGATTGGCTTAACAGCCTGCTTGTTCCTATCAATACATGGAACGATTATACCGAAACATCTATGGATATATCAAGCAAATGTAACGTAAATGATGACTATATTCTTGAATACTGGTTCTATAATTATATACAAGCCTACGGTAATATTGATGAAATAGAAATATTACCTGATATGCAGATTCGTAATATTGTTGACCAAGGAGAATATGAACCCGGTATAAAAATATGTTTATCTGATACTGATGATGGCAAAGTGGTACTATTTGTAATTAATATGAGGTCGGATTCAACTGAGTATTTTGAAGTAAAATATAATGGTGAAATATTAGAAACCGATGACTTAAACCCTAGTGACATATATTATAAGGTGTTCGATAAGACTGGTAACTTAGAAATAATAAACAATGAAGATATAACAACAATAGACTTAATACCTAATAAAAAGTACACAGACACCCGATTTAAATTCTATGATGATTCAATAAAAGGTCACGCTTGGAATGATAGTGATAGCATAGGGTTCATTGAAGACGTTAAACTTGAAGAAATAATTTACACATTCAATAACTATACTAAGGTAGAGATTCTCGGTAAAAATGACTCAAAATATCGTGTTGAATTCATCGATACTGATATGGATATTATGGTACACACAGGAAACATAGAAGCTAATAACTGGACAAGAGCTAATAGACAATATTACACGAATTGGAAGATAAAAGTGTATAGGGATGAGGTACTTATAGATGAGCATATATTAAATCTTGAGGGCAAAAAGGTTAAAATATCACTTGATAGCAAGTCACTGGGCGACACAATAGCCTGGTTTCCATATGCCGAGGAATTCCGTAAGAAGCATAAATGCAAGCTGTATGTTTCAACCTTCTGGAACAACTTATTCAAAGATAACTATACTGATATATCATTTGTTGACCCTGATAGTCCTATACCTGGTTTATATGCGTCCTATACAGTAGGATGCAGAGATAATGACTATAACTTTAATAAGAATAATTGGAGATTAATACCTTTGCAGCAGGTATCAGCGGACAGCTTAGGCCTTGAATATAAAGAGATACGACCACGAATAGTTACCCCCATAAATAACAAAAAGAAGAGAAAAGAAAAATATATTGCTATATCTGAATTTTCCACAGTGAAGTCAAAAGAATGGAATTATCCATCAGGTTGGCAGACAGTGATTGATGATTTAAGCACAAAGAACATCAAAACCATGGTAATAAGTAAAGAGCCAACAAAATTAAAGTACATTATTGATAGGACTAACTGTACCATAAACCAAACAATTAATCACATTCTCAATGCTGAAATATTTATAGGTGTTAGCTCAGGACCAACATGGTTAGCGTGGGCATTAAATGTACCGACTATTCTTATATCAGGATTTAGTAAAGAATGGGCAGAAATGGAATCATGCTATAGAATCATAAATAAAGATGTGTGTAATGGTTGCTATAATAATCTTGAATATAAGTTTGACAGAGGCGATTGGAATTGGTGCCCTGCTTATAAAATAGGTAAAGCTAAACAATTTGAATGCACAACGAATATTTTACCATCAATTGTTATAAATACTATTGATATGGCTATGGTAAAGGGGAGTAAATAATGAATTGGTTTGATAGATTAACTGGCAGAAGCACATTAGATGAATCAATAAAATCATTTGCTAATAAGGGTGATGGTGCAGTGTCGCCTAAAAAAGTAGATGATATGAGTGGCGAAGGTGTAGAAAATTTGGCTGGTTCCTATGGTTTAGTTGGACTTGGTTCATTTAATACCTTCTATGATAGCAATATAAACAAGACATTTAAAAATGAGCAAGCACGCATAAAAAACTATAGAGAAATGGCCGAAGCACCTGAAATTGCTGATGTTATTGAAGATGCTATAAATGAATCAACCATGGAAAATGATGATGGTAACATATTAAATTTTGTCATAACAGACGGTGAAATTTCGTCCAACAAAAATATCACTGAGACATTAATCACCGAATTTAACGATTTATTCTACAAAAAACTTGATATAAACAATAAAATTCCTGACTTTATGCGAAGTTACATGGTAGATGGTAGAGTGTTTTATGAAAGAATAATTAAAGAATCGAGTCCAAGTTTGGGTATATTTAACATTAAAAAGCTACCGGCAGAAACAATGGATTACTTATATGACAGAATGACCGGTAAAGTAATAAAATATTTTCAGTACTTGAAGGGTGAACATAATATAACATCCGCAACTTCATTAGCACAGGCAGAAATAGATAAAGATGTCATAGTGTTCAATCCAGAGCAGATAGGATTTATTGATTATGGTCAATATGGTCAGACTAGAAAACATATACTTGGTTACCTGGAAAAAGCAAAGGTACCATATAACCAGCTAAAATTATTAGAAACATCTGTTATTATTTATAGAATTGTTCGCTCACCAGAACGTCTTGTTTTTAAAATCGATACTGGTAATATGCCAAAAGATAAAGCATTTAAATTTGTTGAGAAAATTAAAACCAGATTTACCAAAAAGCAATCTTATAATCCATCATCAGGGAAGTTAACACAAGAGCCTGAAATACTCTGTATTAGAAAAAATACTGAAATTCCTTTATTAGATGGTAGATATTTGACATTAGAAAATATTATCAATGAACACAATGAAGGAAAGGAAAATTGGGTATATAGTATTAATCAAAATACATTAAAAATTGAACCAGGTAAAATAATAAATGCTAAAATAACTCGTGAAAATGAAAAATTAATACGTATTTGGTTAACTAATGATAATTATATTGATACAACATATGACCATAAATTTTGTGTATGGAAAGATGACACAAAAACAGGGATTATAGAAGTCGAAGCTCAAAACTTGACAACTGAAATGGATTTGGTAGAAAATGTCTAAAAAACATACATATGAATACGTCAAAACACAAATAGAAACAGTAGGATATGAATTATTAAGTCCGGTATATATTAATAATAAGGCAAAGATTAAAATACAATGTAATAAAGGACATGTATACGAAGCGGCTACAGGTAATTTTTTAGCAGGTCAAAGATGTCCAGTATGCGCTGGTAAACAACAGCATACATATGATTATATAAAGGAACAATTAGAAAAGGAAGGATATAAACTATTAAGTAATGAATACAAAAACAATAAAACCAAATTAAAAGTTCAATGTCCAAAAGGTCATATATGGTATGTTAGGTGGGATATATTTTTAGCTGGTAATAGATGTTTAATATGCTCAGGAAAGAAAAAACATACTTATGAATACGTTAAAAATCAAATAGAAA